GCAGAATTTAATGAGATTCTGCCATTTGTACCGTCGCTAAATATTTCAAGGTCAGAGCCATCACCGAAGACTGCTTTTTTGTTATCTCCAAATGCAGCGTGATCAACGCTTGCCAAATACACATCAGTAAGCGCATCCACTACGGCAGCGCCGGACCCGGCGCCGTCGCTGTAAACCATCTTCACTGCGCCGGTCGGGATCGTGACCGTGCCGCCAGAGCCCTGGGCGATGGTTATCGATTGGGAGCCAGTTGTAGCGTTCTCGATAATCCAAAGTTTGCTAACGGTGTTAGGGCCAAGCGTAACCGTGCGCGTCGCAGTGAGCGAGCCGGCAGACGTGATCTTTAGGTAGAGCGATCGAGTGCCGTCGCTAGTGCCGTCTGGCATTGTGAACGTTTCATCCGAGTCGGCGGCGAGCTGCTTGGTGCCATAGCTGAACGCCTCAGCGATTTGCGAAAAAGCTGAGTTGACCTTGGTGCCCCAGGTGCCGCTGTTTTCGCCGGTCGCCTGTTCTTCGATTCGCAGGTCATTAACGTATGTGGATGCCATTCCCTAACTCCTATGCGGCTTCCGACCAATCCGTCGAAGCGCTTGTTTGATTTGTCCAGGTAGTTGACGCAGCCGATTGCCCGCTCCACGAATCGCTTGCTGCAGATTGATTTGTCCAGGTGTCTGCAGCCGCTGCCTGATCGTTCCAGCTTGTCGATGCATCGCCCTGTGAATTCCATTTAAGCTCGCCACTAGCAGTAACCGTAGAGACAGCGCTAATACCTGCAGCGCCGAGCTCCACTTCTCCGCCGATGGCAGTGAAGGTAGATGTGGCAGCGATCGTCGCAGCGCCCACCGCAACGATTTGACCAGACGCCGTAACGCTTGACGTGCTCGTAGCACTAGCGCTGCCGGTTTGGATTCTTTCGCTGTCAGCGGTGAATGTTGAGTTGGCTGCGATTGCCGCAGAGGCTGACTGGATTCTTGATGCGGAGGCCGTGAAGGTTGATGCTGCCGCGACAGTCGCGCTGCCAGTTCGTACTCTCTGCCCAGCACTTGTGAAGCTCGACGTACTACTTCCTGCAGCCGATCCTTCTCGGACGCGTTCACTATCCGCAGCAAATGCTGAGCTCGCCGCGACAGTCGCGGAGCCGTCCTTGTAGGACCATTCACCATATCTTCCAGCGCTCCAAGAGCCATATCCAAAACCCGTTGGTTGAGTCATCAGTCGAGCGTGATATCCAAGTCACCAGCCGGGATTCGGAACACGTCCCCGGTATCAATTGTTTTATTGGCCGCGAGACTGGCGTAGGCCAGCATGTTGCCGCCGCTCGATGCGTCGAGGATCGCGACAGCCACAACGGTGCCGTATCCGGCGGTCGCAGTTGGATACTCGATCGCTGCCGAGTTGGTTGCTGCGTTGCCAGTCGTTGTGAACGCAGCGCTCTGGCGCGCGTAGCCGCCGCCGCTCACTTCCGTGCCAGACGTTGAGTCAGTCGGTGCGACCGTGTAGAGCGCAACGTAAACCGTGGTGGGCGACGTGTACGCAGTGTTCGAGAAAGTGTGCGCGACCAGTTTGTTTTCCAGGTAATCAGTGAATGCCACTACTGCAATCTCCTCGTCTTCATGCGCACGCTCGTCTGGCCGCGCGTTCTCTGATCGCTAACGATCAGCTCTTCAATTCCTTTTTGATAAAGCGACGCCCACACGCCAGTTCGCTCGTCATCGCGCAAATAAGGCGCGCTTTGTACCAGCGTGCCGTAGAGATAAATGTCGGGCGCAATATCGAGTAACCAGTTACTTGTGTTGCTGTCAGTGAGCGGGTCGATCTTCCCGTAGTAAACAAGCTCGCCCGTATAGCCCGTGCCGTCTGGCGCAGGAAACACTTGGATTTCAGTGCCGACATGCGTGTAGTAGTTCGGCTTGCCAGTTGCGCTGCTAGAGCTTTTGAGCTCGTTCATCGCTTCGTTCGTTACATACTCAAGCGGATGAACCGGGTCTGTTTTTAAAACCAGCGACACACTTTGATACCAGTCTGCCGGCGTCGCCGAATACTCGCTGTCGATTGTTGCGTCGCTGCGAGTGATCATCTTTCGATGACGGATCGTTCGCTGGAACTCTGCTTCAGCGAGCGAAATAAAATCTGTGATTGCCGACGTAAGGTCGGTGCGGTTTAGCCAATCCGCGACCGCTGCCTGCAATTCTGAATAGGTCGTGACTGCCACTAGACGCGGCCTCCTCTCGTCCTAAAAAACCGATTGTCAGAATCGTTTAGCCACCTCTTAAAACGGGCAGGGTCATCAACGATGCCCTGCCGTTTCAAGTCGTAGTAAAGGTTCAATGGGATCGACGCCACCTTCGACCACTCACCATATTTTTGGTGCTTGTCGATTTCATTAGCCGAGCGCTTGTTCGCTTCGATAATTGCTGTCACGTCCTGCGACTCGCTGATGATGATCTGGTCATCCTTCAATGAGTCGCCTGACTCGTAGACAAAATCAGTCTGCGTGCCAAGGATCTCGTCAATGTTTAGTGTGCGTCGATGTTCCATCTTTCACCTACTAGCTGGTTGACAAGTCAGCCACTACACCAAGCCCTGCTTCCTGGTTGACCTGGAGGCCGACCTCAGCGAGAAGCATGTACTTAGTTGCGTCACCAGTCTTAGCGAGCTCTTCGCTCTGGATAGGACGCAGCGTAGCCAGTTCACACATATCGGGATCAACGATGTAGCAGTCGCGTGCTCGTGAGAAACGAGAAGGAACGATCTGTACAGATCCGAAGTCACTCATGTAAACGTCAGCCGCACCGATGATGGTGGTGGGTGAATCAGAAGGAGCCATGTAACGCTGAGCCGCGATACCAGCAAAGCCAGAGATCACAGTCTTAACGTGCGGACCAACCATTGCCATCTTGGGCTCACCGCCTTCTGACCATACCGATTGCAATACAGTCTTGAGCAGAGTTTCAGTGATGGCGCGCTGCGTACCGTCAGTAGCGGCAGCGTTAACTACGCCGCTTGATACAGTGGGATCTGCACCGCCTGTTCCGCGTGAAGTGTTGGTCTTGATGAACGCAGACAAAGAAGCAGTCTTGCGAGCGGTTGTGTTGTTACCAGCTACTGCTGCTTGGTTCACGCCGCAAAGGTTGAACTCCATGTCGCGCTTGAGCTCGTCGCCCTTCTTAGCGAGTTGGTAAGCGATCTCTGATCGGCGACCAGCGAGGTCTAATGCACCGCCGAGGTTGTCAGCAATGATGAAGTCCTTGCGCATGATCTGCGTGTAGTTACCGAGTCGAGAAGTCGCAGTCACTGCAGTGTAAGAAGACAGATCATCACCATCGATCTGTGCGTTAGCTGCTGCAGCCGCGAGCGAGTCAGTCTGCCACTCGAAGAAAGTGTTGCTGACGTTGCGACGCTTGGTCATGTTTGACACGAAAGGTGTCGTTTGGGGCGAGATGTTGAAAATTACATTCGCTAAATCTTCACGAATGCCGACGGCACTATATTTCGTGAAAGTGTTAGTTACGATAGCCATTGATTAATTCCTTAGAGCATCGATTCAAGTAATGAGGCCGCATCATCCATGCGACCACTCCGTGCAAGACGTTGACGAGCTGACTTCTGCTTCCTTGAACTTGGCTTGGCTTGCGCCTGGCTGCTGCCAGGTCTAACCACTTTGGATCGACGGCCGTCTTTCGTTGCGCGCTTCACGCGCTTTTGGCCTCGGTCGTAGAGCATTGCTTTGCGCAGCACTTTGATGTGGTTTGCGCGAACTAGGGCTTGCAATTCTTCTTCTGCAACACCCGAGTTAATCAAATACTCACGGAGCTCTTCACGTTCTTTCGCCGCAACATCCTCGTTCTTCCACTCAGGGATAACGTCGGGAAGTCGTTGTACTTCCTCGGCTAAGACCTGCTGCATTGCCTGCATTTGATACTGTCGATTAGCCTCTTCCACTCTCTGCTGTTCGAGTTGTATCGCCTGCATTTTCTGTTGCTTGGCAGCTTGCCGCTGTTGCCATTGGCGTTCGAGTCGCGTCGCCTCAATCGGATCTTCGTCGTACATCTTGTCGAAGTCCGGGGCGGGCTCATCCATTCCGTTCAGTTGTTGCTGCAGTGCCCCAAGAAGTTGGGCGTATTGCTGTCGCTCTAGTAACACAGCATCCCGGTCTTGCTCGAACGTCTTGCGTTCTTCCGATAATGCTTGCGACTTCTTTGTGTAGTCTGATTGACGTGAGTAGCCTGCCTTGAGCTCGTCTAGCGCGACCTCGACTTCCTCTCCGTTTACTTTAACGGTGAAAGTCTGGCCGTCTGTCTCAAGCTCGTCTGGCTCTTGTTCATCATCATCCAGATCGATCTCTTCTTCATCTGCTTCGAGCTCCTCGTCGGTGTACTCTTCTGCAGCTTCATCTAAGACCTCGCCCTCATAGGACTCGTCAACGCGCTCTTCTGAATCTTCTGCCGTATCCTCTTCCGAGGGGGACAACATATCCAATATCGCGCTTTGCGCTGAAGATATCCCCAGATCTGGAGATTCTTCGCCTTCAATTCTATCACTCATAATTTCAGTTGCTCCTTTGCTTTTCGAAAGCAATCGAGTCTGCCGCCGCCCTCATGGCATTGATCAGTTGGTCGAGTGCTTGTAATTTCGCGTGAATGCGTTCCCGCTCGTCGGGCTTGCGCTCACGTTGCCACGCTTCAAAAAATTCGTACTTCACCCTGTCCGTCAAAGTCTGGAAGTCAGGGTCATCGAACATTCTCTGAATGTTCTCCAGGTACTGGTGCTCAGACTTGGCCATTCACCGCACCCGCAATTTGTCTCACTACCTCACGATCTCGATCGGCGTTCGCCTTGATCTCAGCGATGTTCACCTGGGCGCCGTAACGCGCTTCGAGCTCTGCAGCCTTCAAGACCATGTCGGCCTCATCCTTATCTCGACGCCGATCGTCTTCGCGCATCATCTTCTCGCGCTCTAGTTCCAGCTCGGCTTGCTTCTTCTGGATATCGACCTGGAGCGCCTGCATTTGCAGTTGGATCAGTTGCTGGTTCGGGTCAGGCTGCTGCTCTTGCTGTTGCGCCTGGGCCTGCATCTGCTGCATGGCTTG